TTAGTTATGGTTCGACTTACTGAACCCACTACTATCCGTGATTTAGATTTGACTACTACTATTATAAGAAATTATGGTGAAGAAGCAGGTTCTTACGATATTGAAACTAAGAAGGTTTTAAAGACTAATAAATGGAACAAAGACTTTTCTTTAGCTCCTGTAGATATATTAGGAGAATATTGTGAGCAAGATGTGAAATGGACTGCTAAACTTTATGAAGATAGATTACTAGAAATTCAAGAATCAGGTCAAGAAGATGTTTTTGAATTAGAATGTGATTTAACTAAAGTTTTAAATTCAATGGAACATAGAGGGATTCCCATAGATTTAAAGTATGCAAGAAATCTAATAGAAAAGTTAGATAAAAGAAAGAATGAAGTAGAAAAGAAAGTTCAAGTTCTTTTAGATGATTCTGAAATAAATATAGGAAGCACTAAACAGTTAGGAGAAGCTTTAAATAAAAGAGGGATTAAATCTCCTGTAAAAACTCCTAAAGGTAAACAATCTTGGAATGAAGAAGCTTTGTCTAGAATTAATAATCCAATTGCTGGATTAGTAAGACAATATAGAACCTTAGACAAGTTAAAAAGCACTTATGTAGAATCTTTATTAGAACCTGAAGAAATTTCAATTTTACATACTTCGTTTTGTAATTGGGGAACCTTAACAGGAAGACTGTCTTCTAGAGACCCTAATCTGCAGAATATCCCTAGAAATCACTTTAAATTATCAGATAGAAAATTTGAAGGCGATGAAAGAAAAGATATAATAAATAAGATAAACGCTTCTTTATCTGCAAAAGGAAAAGAACCTATTTCTCATCTAGATGATGAAGTATTAGATACTTGGGGATTTATAGGAGATGAATCTTTTGATGAAAATGATCCCAAAGAAATATCAATTAGAAGATTATTCGTACCTAGAGAAGACTATAAGTTAATATCTTTTGATTATTCTCAAATGGAAGTGCGAGTATTTTTAAGTTATTTAGGTAATCCAAACTTTGACGATCTTTTAAAAAGAGGAGATTTAGATTTTCATTCAGAAGCTGCGAAACTAGCATTTAATGTATCTGAAAACCATCCTAATTTTAAAACTTATAGACAAGCTGCTAAAGCAATAACTTTTGGAGTAATATATGGAATAGGAAACGCAAGATTAGCAGCTCAATTAGGTACTTCTGTAGAAGAAGCAAAGCAATATAAGCAAAATTATTTTAAAAATATTGAAGGGTCTAGGCTTTTTATTAATACTGTAATGCAAAAAGTTCAAGAAGAAAAACATTTATATAATAAATATAAAAGATTATATGTAATTGAGCCTAAATTTGCGTATAAAGGAATTAATTATTTAGTTCAAGGTACTAGTGCTGATATTTTAAGCGAAAGAATGATAGCAGTACATAAATATTTACAAGATAAAAAAAGCAATATGTTGTTACAAGTACACGATGAAATTATTTGTGAGATTCATGCAGACGAATTACATACTGTAACACATGAAATTAAAAATTTATTAGAAACTAATACTTTAGATATACCTTTGCAAGTTGATGTTGAGGTTTGTGAACCTTCTTGGGCTTCAAAACAAGAAGTTTCATTCGTAGCACAGAATGGGCTTAATTGGGTTATAGGAGGGATGTTAGAAAAAGATATTCCTGTTGAAGAAACTAAAGTTGAAGATTTTATCGATTGGGATACAGTCGAAGTTTAAGGAGTAAAAATGGCAAAGATAGACGTACATTTAGGATTTACTTTTAGAGTAGGTGATATAAATACTAATCAATATAGTAGAGTCGATGTTACAATTAATGATGTAGATACTGATTTACCTGTAGAAGATCAACTAGATAAAAGTAAAGAAACTATAGATAAAGTTTGGGAAGAAGTAAGAAGTCAAGTTGATAGTAAAGTAGATGCTATTTTAGACGAGACAGGTTAATGTTAGACCCTAAAGAAACTGAGATTACAAGAGCAGAAGTTTTACATTCCCTTTTAGCTGAAAGAGAAAGACAAGATAGCTTGTGGGGAGACCAAACTAAAAACTCAGATGTTAAATGGTTAAATATTACTTCTAGAATAATACATAAAATGTTTGACATTGTTGATGATGATGATTCTCAAGATATTTTATATTCAGAAGTTATACAAGGAGCTTCTTTATTAATGGCTTGGGCTGAATATATAAGAAAACGAAATTTGAAAAAGGAATAAAATGGATAATAATAAATTATTTGAACGACTACAAAAAGCAAATCCTAAAGTAGATTTAAAAATAGGAGATGATGATGTATTTAATTATGAAAGAATCTCTTTTGGAGTGCCTAAATTAGATAAATTAGTAGGTGGGGGAATACCAAAGAAGAGATTTAGTATGTTATATGGAGCAACTAATGTTGGAAAGTCTTTTTTAGCTTCACAGTTAGTAGCCAATGTTCAAAAAGATGGGGGAACAGCAGTATGGATTGATACTGAACAATCTTTTGACCCTATATGGAATGAGAAGAATGGGGTGGATACAAGTAAAATTATAGTTTTACAACCTGCAAATGGGGAAGAAGGACTTAATTTAGCTAGTTCAGCTTTGCAGGAAGGAGTAGATATTGTAGTAATAGATAGTTTTGCTGGTTTAGTTCCAGCTTCAGTTCAAGACGAAGAGTTTGGATATAATCCAATGGCTTGGCAAGCGAGGTTTTTAAATTCAGCTTTGCCTAAACTATTAACACATTTAAAACATGGGTCAGCTTTAGTAGCGATAAACCAATTAAGAAGTAATGTAGGCCGAGTAACTTATAATAATATGCCCGGTGGGATAGGACAACAGTTTTATACGCATTTACAATTAGAAGTTAGACGATCAGCTTGGATAGAAGAAGATAAAAAGAAGATAGGATTTGAAATGGAAGTAAGACTAAAGAAGACTAAACAAGGTGGAGATGATTGGGATTCAATTATATTACCTTATAAAGTAGGTGGGGGAATTGATCTAATAGAAGTGACTATCAATGAAGCTTTAGAGAAAGGTTTAATAAAACAATCAGGAGCTTGGTATTCTTATAAGGAAGAAAGAATTCAAGGTAAAAATAGAGTAAGACAGTATTTTGTAGATAATCCAAATATGTACGAACAATTAACTAAAGAAGTGAATGATGACCTATTATCATAAAGACTACACTCCACAAGAAAAAACTTTTGCTAAGTGTATACAAGAATTTGGTCTTCGCTATGAAACCCAATACTCTTTTCCACCCTATACAGTAGATTTTTATATACCTGAAGTTAAACTAGTAATCGAGGCAGATGGAATGTTTGGACATTTAAAAAAAGCAGATGCTAAAAGAGATGCTAATTTATTAGAAGATTATAATAAAGAAATAAGAAAAGTATTTCATATTTCAGAAACAAGCAAAAAGAAAATAATGCCTTTAATAGAACAAGTTTTAAATGAGATTGAGGAGGAAGATAATGGCAGGAATTAGACAAATAGGGGCAACTAAAAGAAGAACCTCAAACCAAGATAGATGGCTTTTGAAAGCAATGGAAGATTTATTATCTTCTAATAAAGTTTTTGGTAAGAAAGGAGTTTTTTATCCTTCAATAGTATCTAATCCATGTGATAGATATGTTTATTTATCTTATAATGGTTTACTACCTGCTCAAGCTATATCAGGAAATTTGCAAAGAATTTTTGATAATGGTAATTATTTAGAGTATAGGATAAATAAATACTTTGAAAAGTTGGGCATAGTAAGAAAAAGAGAGTTACCTATAAAACTAGAAACCCCAAACATATCAGGTAGGATAGACTTTATTATAACCCATCCTGAATATAAAGAAGTTATATTAGAGTTAAAATCTATAAACTCTAGAAATTTTGATTTATTGAAAATAGCTCCTAAAGAAGACCATATGATTCAAATACAAATGTATCTAAATTTAGCAGCTTATGATCATGGAATTGTTTTATATGAGAATAAAAACGATCAAAAATTAAAAGCTTTTAAAGTTGAAAAAGACCCTAAAATGTGGGATAATATATTAGAAAGATTATTTAAAATTATGGGCATGACAAGAATACCTGAAAAATGTACAGGAGAATCTTACTGTCAATGCAAATTAGTAAAATAAGGAGACCTAAATGCCACCTGTAAAAACACTAGGAAAAATATCTAAATATGTAGATGGCTTACCTATACCAAGATTATCATTTGAAGAAGTTTTTAATTCTTTAGAAGAGGGTGACGAGAGACCAAAACTTCAAGTAGCTAAATTAGTAGAGCTTAACGATGAAGACTTACAAACAATTTTATATCATTATGGGGCAGGTAAAGCTTTTCTTGAATCGGAACTATCAGATATAGAATCTAAAACAGCTTTAGTAGAAGATTTGTACAATGATCTTTTTTCTATCACATCTTATAAAATAGTGGATAGAAGAGAAAAAGGAAATTTAAAAAAACTTACTAGAGAAGAATTAAAGGGAGCAGTTCTTTTAGAATCTGAAGACCTTAAAAAATATAAACAACAATTACGAGAAGGTAAAGCTAGATATGTATTAATAGAAGGAGAATTAAAATCATATTCTTCTTTATATAGTGCAGTATCTAGGGTTATTACGTTAAGAACATATGATAAAAAGGAGTATAATAAATAATGGATGTTTCAGAATTTATAAATGAATGGGATGACTATACAGTCGAAGAACTAATAAACGACTTATCTAAAACTGTAAACGGCATGAAGTATGCTGCTTATAAAGAAGACTCTGATTTAATGTTAGAAATTATTTCAGACTCACAAACGTGTTTAGATGCTTTAGAGTCCCTCATGTTAGATCGTAATACTGATCAACAATGAAAAATTTTATTGGAATAGATTGTTCAAGCAAAGCTATACATTCTGTATGGTTAGGCAATGGAGGGTCTATATTAAAAAAAGTAAAATGGGAACATAAAAGTAAAGATTTTGATGAAAGATTTTTTAATTTTATGTCAGATTTTGATGCTTATTTGAGTACAATAAGTAAAGAGGCTCAAGCAGCCGTAGAAGCAGCTATCTTTATACAGAATCCTAAATCTACTATAGCTCTAGCCTCAGTAGTAGGATGTGTAAGATATCTTTGCTATAAGTATGGAATTGATTGTATTCCAATCGATAATACTAAATGGAAAAAAGATATTGTAGGAAAAGGAAATGCTTCTAAAATAGAAATAAAAGCTTTCGCTGAAAAACATTGGGGAGAGACTTTTGAAGAACAGGACTTTGCAGATGCAGCCTGTATAGCATTATGGATAAAAAGAAAGTTCGAGTCGGAGAAAATTGATGAACAAGAAAAGCAAGAAGACGAAAAAAGAAGAGTTACCAAAGGATAGTTTACCTGAAGGCGTTACACAAGAAGATTTATTTAAACAATATGGAAAACTAGTTTGGTGTGATTTTAACGATTGTTTTTGGAACTCAAGACCTAAAGGATTAAAAAGAACTGTAGGAAGTGTTTTAAATAATAGATACTATAGACCTTTAGGAACTAAAGATGAATCTTGGGTTGGTATCTGTGGGAGACCTAATGAAATAGCAATTAGGTTCCAAAGAAGAACTACAAAAGGAGGAGCCAAACAGGAATCTCCAATTTGTTTTGTACCTGCTAAAAATGGTAAAACAGGACATATGGATTTTTCAAAAATGTTACAATCGGATGGAACTCCTTATGGTGGAAGTTTGAACTCTCAAGCTGTACACCCTGAAGAACATTTAAATTATGATATGGATTACTAAAAGGAATTATTATGCCGAAAGTATTACCCCAAAAAATAAAATCAACAGCGTATCAATTATATATGCAGGGGACACCTATAACTCAAATATACGAAAAATTGCTTGAAGAATTTCCAAATGAAAAATTTGTAAGATCAACAGTTTATTCTTGGCCTAAAGCTTTTAGATGGGATGAAGATAAAAATGAAGTTAGAGTAAAAGCTAAAGAACAAATTATTGAGTCTGAAGGTCAGAGAATAGCTAGATTGCAAAAAGAACATTTAGATGAATACGAACAAATTAGGGAAAAAGCTAAAGTAGAATTAGCAGGTTTAGAATTTAATTCAGGAGAGGGAGCAGCTAAAACTTTAGATATGGGAATACAAGGACAAAGAAAGGTTATGGAAGGAATGATTAATCTTAGTTTTGTACAAGAGATTCTAGGAGTTTTAGTAGAAGAAATAGAAGACAAAGAATTGTTAGGTAAAATTAGTTTAAGATTAAAAGGTATTGTACAGGAAAGTGAAAATGCAAAACAATAAAGAAGAAATTACTACCTATACAGATGCTTTTGATAAGTTAGCCGAAGGATTAATATCTACAGATGGAACTAGATATGTAGGAGATTTCCATTCTTTTCTAAAAGATGTTTGGGCTCAAAGTTTTGACCACCCAGAGTATTTTAATGCTTGGCACATAGGAGTTTTAGCAGAAGATATAGAAAGATGTTTGGAAGAAGAGAAGAATTATGTAGCTATTCTTCCAAGATTTCATTTTAAATCTACTATTTTAGGACACGCTTTTAGTGTATGGAGATTATTACAAGCTCCTAGAGATATGTCAGTTCTTTATTTATCTTTTAGTGATTCAATGGCTAGATATCATTTAGCAGAGATAAATAAAACAGTTCAAAGAAATCCTATATTACAGAAATGGATGGTTAATAGATCACCGAAAGCAGATTTTTCTTTTAGATATTATATAAATAAAAATCCTATGGAAATTATGCATGGTGGGTTATTTCT